AATTGACCAACACGTCCGCGTCCATAGCTTTCACCATCGACTGTGTTAAACCTGAGCGGAATCCAGGGTGTATTGTTAATAGGTGACTTACCTTGAGACCCTTTGATAATTTTGTCACCGACTTCCTGATGCCACATGAAGCGATTGTTGTCACGCCTTACATGTGTGTACACATCCATGTCGTCATTGTATTGTCCGTCTTCACTAACACTCTTAGTGTCAGCAAAGAAATCAGGTGGTAGTTGATCTTTGAGAATACGTTTTGAGATACGTTCTTTCGTGATTATTTCAACCACTTGACCGTTGCCATCCCGATCCACAACGTAGCGATTCAAAGGATAGATCTTCAGTCCAAACTTGCTCATGTAGACAAGAGCGTTGCCACTGACGACAAGATGCAGCAGTGCTTGGTGTACAGCTACACGGTCATCTGATGCGGCAATAGATTCAAGAATGATACGCTCAATCTTTGCAAAAGACAAATCGAGTTCGGATTTAATTTGTGGCCCGAAGTCTTGACCCAACTGACTTTCGTCGAGTTGCAGTTTGAAAAACGAAGTCTGCACAGGAAGCAGAGCTAGCATCAATTTAGATGCCAACGTCACACAACCCTTAGCTCCAACGCTTTGGTACGGTGTCTTAAGTTGTTTCATGCCCATGGTGTATTCTTCATGACCACGAATCAAGTATGGAAGAGTCAGCTCTGATGCTTGACGTGCTTCTTCTAAGAACTGGGAACGATCGCTGGCTAAATAATCATATCGTGTACGTGCTGACATTAAACATTAAGTGCTGAAATTTTCATAAGTCGGCCACCTTTGCGGCCAAAGGTTCCAGATATACCTCGCATACCTTTTTGTGCAGCAGGACCACGTGTAGCATAACGAATGCCTTCAACCTGCGGAGCACCTCTTTGAGATGCAAGTGATCGTTGGAACGACATAGCTTGCTCTTGTCTTGCCTGTTCATTGGCTGCACGTTCAGCAGCGAGACCAGCTTCATACTGTTGTCTTTGCTGTGACATGGTACCGCGCAAAGCTTCAAACTCTTTCTGTGAAGCAGATTGTTGAGAAGCTAGAGTCTCTGAAAACTTAAGCCTGTCTGCAGCAGCAGTTTTTTGTTGTGCACTGAGAGCTTCTTGAAACTTTAACTGATTAGCAGCGGATGTTTGTTGTTGTGAACTGAGAGCTTCTTGAAACTTTAACTGATTAGCAACGGATGCTTGTTGTTGTTGCTTGAGTGACTGCTCAAGCGTTTGACGTTCGAGTGCAGCAGTACCAAGTTGTGATTGGTACATACCCTTCAATTCATTAAGTGTTTTGGCTGAAAGGGTTTGTTGTCTCGCAAGCTGCTCCTCTGCTGATTGACGTTGAGATGTTAAACGGCTAGTAAAATCACTTTGCTGACCAGTAAAACGTTCATTAAATGCTTTTTGTTGTTCAGAAAGCTGCGATTGAAATGACATACCTAGTTGCTTTTCAGCAGCTTCTCGTTCAGCCTGCATTTTCGCTGTAAGGTCTGCGAGTGTAGTCTTGTATCCACTTTGAATGTTGCCAATGCGTTCATTCAAGCCACTGATTCTCTGTTCATACTCAGCTCTTTCTTTAGAGAAATCATACGGCTCGTACTTCGGTACGTCTTGCAGAATCTTTAGTTGCTTTTGCAGCTCTGCAATTTGGTTTGCCTGTTCTGGATTGTCGCGGTACTCAATTTTAAGGGCTTGTTGTTGTTGTTGTTGAGGTATAGTTTGATAGACGTTTTGATTAAAGCCACCTCCATCATCATCTGAATATCCAACAGTCTCAACTAGAACTTTGCCAGCACCGCCTTTGAATGAGATTCCATCCTTAAAAACCGATTGCTGAGGGTTACGGTGAATTTTTTTAAAGAGGCTTGGGTTCTTACGCGATAAGTTATATACAAGGTCATGAATGTAATCATTTCCGACCAAGTCAGGATGTTGTTCTGCTATCATTACTTATTATCCTCCATATATTTAATGACCCACTCAACGACACTACGTTGACCGGATCGGTACATAATCTTTTGCATTGTATCGTCAGGTGTAGGGTTGGTGGGTGGGAAAGATTCTTCAAGTGCATGAATCAATCCTTGAGAGTTCATCCCAAGGACTTCAAGCATATTGAGGGAGGTCATTGTTACTGTGTTCGAAGAAGGCTGGAACACGTGATGCTTTTGTGAAAGACAGCTCAGGGGCTTTACCTTTATACATCAAACGATCACTTGAATCCATCCAAAATTTTTTGTTTAGATATTTGTCAGGGTTGGATGCAGACAGAGGCTGCAACACCCAACTCATAGTTGCCTTCCTGAGACGATCAAGAGAAGGACTGATGTTATACCCCAGCTCAGTATGAACCAAACTATTGGTAGCCACATGAATTTGTTCATCTCTGGAAATATCTGCACTACAGGTTCTCATCCCAGGGTCACCAAGAGCGCGAAAGAGTGGTAAAAGAACGAAGAAAATTGCACGTTCGGCCACCATTGCTTTGGTGATCGTGTGATCAGGATGCGAAGTCCAAGCTTCACGGAGTCGAAAGGCTTCATCCTCAGCTTTCTCATCAACGCCGTGAGCAGCGGCAATGAAACCAAGTGCGAGGTCATGTTTTTCTTCGTCCTTGACGTTGGACAGAAGTAGTTCACGCGCCAACTCTGGTACTTCAGTGGCGAGAGCTTCATTAATAAAATCTCCCACAGGCAGTTCCATGTGACGCAAGGCAAGGGCACGTTTTAATACATCGTGTGCCCCTTCTTTGATCGTACCAGCAGTCGTCTGTACTGGTGTCCATGTTCTTTTTCGTTCGAGTAATTTTTGATACGGGTTCATTCTTGACAGTCGCAGGTTTGTTCTTCATTAAGAATGTCTGCAAGGTACTGGTCAACATCATCTTCAGCTAGTGCAGCGTACGCATCTGACTTATCTTGAGTGTCTCCCATGACTTGTAGACTGTAGTAAAGGGAGGTCTGTGGAGATTCCAACCACTCTTCGATAAAGGCTTCGTCATATGTAACGACATCACTCCAACTGTTGAAGCTGTACCCGTGAAGAAGTCCCGTGCGGTCAAGCATGGTCATGATGCCATCGGCAACACGTTTGTAGTTTGCCCAACCAACTTCTGATGCGATTTCTACATCGCCATATTCGTATGTCTGGACACCAAAGGTGCCACTATCTCTGTCTACTGTACGCCCGACAGGCGGCGCAATTTCTGGTGTGCAAGTATAACCATCTAAATCCTTGCTGCGGTAACTGCAGGAGGCAGTGGGTGCGATAGCAAAGGCGCGAACCATATTGTGAGACCTAGCCATTGCTGCGGCAGACTCAATACCAATGGCAAACTTAGAGACCAACTCATAAGCTGGTGTGCGTACCACCTCACCTGCATTGTATTGGTCTAAAGCAATGCCGAATTGCTCATAGGTTATTCCGTACCGCCGTAAGAGATTTGCCAGTCCGAGCATTCCGAGTCCAACTTGTCGGTCGGTCTCAGGTCTGAGGTATTCTCCAGAATCGCCAACGCCAGTTTTAGCCAGGAGGGTGCACAGCTCCGACATACCCTGAACGAAAGCTCCTGGAATCTCGTCGAACTCACAGGCACCGAGATTACAATGTTGAAGCAAGCAGGTACCTCGTGAGGGCAGGTAAACTTCAAGGCAGACGTTTCCTCGTATCCGGTTTCCATCATTGTCGTACTTTACTTTGTTGAGCCAGACATCGCCCGCTTTAATTGATTGGAGTAGTTGTTCCTTGAACGTGCACGACCGCCACCAACCTTCAGTGATGTTGATGCATCGTTTGACCCATGGCAATTCGTGGCGTGGTGTAGTAATAAACTCAAGGGCATCGTCATGGCAAAGATCAAGGTGGCAGACCACAGCGCCGTTTTTATACACGCCACCACGACGTAGGATTTCATTTAGTGTTGAGTAGATTTTTGCGAAAGAGACTGGTCCAGATGCAACCAAGCCTTTACCATTTTCTGCTCCTTTGGGTCGCAGTTCCGACAAGTGGACAGCGCAGCCTGCTCCATGGCGTAAAGCGTGGCTAGTAAATCTCCAGCTTGCTTCGATTCCATCTGGACCCTCCATAGAATCCTGGACAACAAATACCGTGCACGAAACCGGCAATCTGGACGTTGGATCATCCATCCAAGATTGGACACGTCCGGTGCGAGTAATTACTGAGGTAGTCATTCGATAATAAGATCAAGAAGATGTGGTTCTTTATAGTTAGGTCCCTTCAGGACTTTGCCGTCTGCACGGTAGATAGGTTTGCCGTTGTCATCCAACTTAGACATGTTGGATTCGTGGACCCGACGCATGGCTTCGTCAAGGTCCCACTCTTGTGACGCAGCAAACTGGTAGCAAACGTACACAAGGTCTGCTAGTTCTTTAAGCTGGTCACAATCATCTTTCATGTGGTAAGCCTCATGAAACTCTGACCATTCCTCATCGATCAAAGCTTTCTGCACGCCTTTTTCCGCTATCCCAGTCATCAACATATACGCTGAGCGGAACTGTTCGGCCATCGTCATCAGGCTGCGATGAATGTAGGAGTTCATTTTCAAGATAGTGGATAGCTTTTTTAAGGTCTTGAATCTTTGTGTCAGGACTCTTGTAACCGGCTCGGCAAATATATTTAATAGCATTGCCGAGATGGTAGTTGAGGTCTTGGTCTCTAATGAAATCCCAAACTTCTATTGCTCCTCGGGTGTAGTGAGCAGGGGATTGTTCGGCCATTTCTTTACTAGGTTTGTAACAGTGTTGGACAGGCAGAAGCACTGTCGTTGTAGCGCAAGGAAGACAGTAATTAGATCTGCCTTCTCTGCTTCTGGCAGTAGGTCTTCAAGCCTTCTGAGTTTAAACTGCTGCTCTACCGTCAGCTCTACTACTGGTGGTGGTGGGAAGCCATGGTATGACTCTCCGTTCGACTGCATCATAATCAGTATGCTGTAATATTTTTGCGAGACGTGCGTTCATCAATGCAATGTCTTCATCCAATTCTTTGGACTTAAATGCTTTGACAACTGTGTCCCATGTGTAGCCATCCTTTTCAAACAAGTCGATGGCACGTTTGACACCAACACCAGGCACTCCACTATAACCATCGGTCTGGTCACCGGCAAGTGTCTGAATCAGATGCCAACGCATACCTTCTTCCTCTGTGATGTCTACAGTTTCTTTAAGGTCATACAGTCTGCCAGGAATCTGTCGCATGTCTTTGTCTGGACTAACAATGATGTTGCCAGGTTCGTGTGTTGCAAAGATACCCATGGCATCGTCAGCTTCCAGTTCAGGGATGCGAACGACTTTGTAGAAGGAACTTAGTTCTGTGATAACTCGCTTGTAGCCACAGGGTTTTTTACGATTTCGGTGACCCTTGTAATCAGGGTAAATTTTTTTCCTAAAATTCTGAGAGTCACTGAAGAACAGAACAGGCTCTGCAAACATGAACTCAGACCGGATTTTGACAACCTCTCGTTCGACTGCAGCGTATGCTTCGCTAAACTTGCTGACTACAGTGATGACATCATCACCCCAGTCAATTTCATCCTCTGCTGCAGCACAGCACTTGTAAACAATGAAGTCAGCGTCGATGAGCAGTTTCATTTTTTTGAGTGATACCAGGCAAAGAACTCGTCACATTTGGCACGGCGACGTTCGTGCATGAAAGGGTAGAATCTAATTACAAGTTCTTTAATAAGATCACGCTTGGACGTACTCCACAGTCCATAAGGTTTGTGGTGTTCCTCCATGCATGGGTCTTTACGCAATCCAGAAATGTTACCGACACAGCCAATGGCTTCATAATAAGACCACAGGACATCCATGTCAGTCATTTTTACTTTCATTTCCCATTGATCCTTAGTCGTTTTGTAAGTCAAACAACCTTCGCCTTCAAAAATACCAGTAGCCCAGGCAAAAGGGTCAATGAACGTCAGCCCAACTGTGTCCTTCTTTGGCTTCGGCTGCGATTGGTATTCTGAGATTGTAGTATTCTCCGGCTCGTCTTGCGGATTCGAGAAGATATTCTGAAAGATACTTTGCATTTTTAGGGTGGGTTTCGTACTGCAATTCGTCATGGATAAACGCAAGCTGGTGACAGTCGATGTCTTTAAGAGACTCGTTTGCCAATACCATCCAGCGTTTTGCTACAACACCGGCCCCTGACTGGAGCAGGTAGTTTAATGACTTATGTTTACTTTCGACCTTAATAGGTCTGCCGTCAATAGATTTTACGTAGCCTTTTTTGCTTGCTCGTTTTATAGCCTTAAGGAGTTCTGCAAGGCCATCAATAGCAGAAACAAATGCCTCTCTAATTTCTGACCCTTTCTTTTTTGCTGCATTAGCTTTCAGGGTAGAGTCAAAAGAGAGTCCAATTTTGGCGTCACCTGCACCGTAGAGGAAGGCGTAAGTGACTGTTTTAACTTCGCGCCTGCTGATTCCAATCTTGTCTGCGTTGACTTGATGGATGTCTCCGTTGAGGAGAATGTCCGCATAGCGTCCTTCATCATATTTAGCAAGGTAATGTGCGAGCATCCGTAGCTCAATGCCACTAAGATCGGCACCCACCATAACTTGACCAGGCGATGCTTTAAAAAGTTGTCTACAGTCATGATCAGAAGGTACTTGGCTTAAATTAGGTTTACGGTGTGCACATCTATGCGTATTAGTTGAAACTGAACAGTGGTGATGTATACGGCTAGCAGTCGTACATAGCTTCAGCCATGCGTTCATGCCTTCCGAGATCATCCCCAATTTCTTTGTAATAGTTAGACACTTCAGAAAGTCCTCTGCAATGGTAATCCCACTTGCAGCAACTTCCTTCAGTACAGTCTCGTCGATCAGGATTTTGCCTTTTGGTGTACGTTTTGTCGGCTTCCATTTGTAATGCCACTGTAAGCACCACGCTATGTGGTCACGTGATACAGGATTGAATTCGGTGGTGCGGGTGAATGTTGCTCCGGCAATATACCCGTAGCGTCGGTTATTTGCTTTAGGAGTAAATTCCGATCGTGGGTAGAAAGGATGCCTGTCTTGTAATAGCCTACAAGTTTCTTCAAGCTCTCTTCGGAGAGAAGATGACAGTTCCCATGCAGCGCGTTCATCAAAATACCATCCATGGAGTTCCTGTTGGGTGAGAATTTGTGCTACCTGATGTTCTAGCGTGCACCAGTCAGGTAAGGGTGGAAGTGGTCGCATAGTTTGCGAGTAACGTTGACATCTTGTATGCAGTAATCTTGCATCTCTTGAGACCAGTCTTGCCAGTCGGTGTGTTTACCGAAGCAACCTTTGTACTCTTCGAGCCTGTAGCCGTAGCTCTCAAGCGAGTGGCGACCATAGAGCTGCAGTGGCATTTGATACCACTTGTGTTTGTGATCAATGTCCAACATGTCTGTGTGATACAGACGTGACAGGAGCAAAGTGTCTACAACCAAGGCGGTTGGTGTGAACCACGGGTAAATTTTTTGAAGACAGGGGATGTCGTATCCCAACACGTTATGGCCGACCATAACCTCACAGTCTTCGAGCCTTTGGACACCGCGTGTAATCGGCTCAGCGTCACCCTGATCGTTAAAAACAATCGTTTGATTAGTTTCTTGCTCATAGATAACAAGGCAGTGGATGCAGGTAACATCATTCAGGAGTCCGTTGCTTTCGAGGTCGAACACTAGCGTGTTTCCAGACATAGGTTTTGTCTACAAATTGTGCACGTTTCACCATCTCTGGCGTAGGTGGGTTAGGAGGTCCAAGTAGTTTTATTTGTTGGATCGAAGTCCGAGGGAGCTTCAGTTTCATTAAATTTACAGGTAGATAAATCGTAATCTAATAAGCACGCGATGCCAGTTTCGCCAGAATATCGATTCTTAAGGACTCGCACTGTTGTAGCATTGTGTTTAGATCCACTCTGCTGATTTCGTTCGAGTGCAATGACGCTATCTGAGAGCTGAGCAATTGCAGCTGAGCCGCGTAACTGGCCGAGAGTAACTCTTGCTCCTTCTTCATGATTCTTGTCCGATTGTGTTGTACGTCGAAGGTGGGACACCAAGAACATGGCAATGCCAGTACGTTCCACAAGACTGCGGAGACGGGTCATAGTGATGTCCAGCATCCGTCGCTCGTCGCCATCTAGGCCAGACAAAAGAATGCTGAGGTGATCAAGAAAGACAACACGGGTTTCTAACCCTGCTGCCATGTACTCAATACGGTTGTAGATATGGTCAGGGTCATAGCTACCGAAACCGTCAAAGAGGTGGAGGTTCCAGTTAGCTATGGTTTTGTCAAAGTGATTTGTCAGGTCTCGCTTGCTGTGTTCTCCGATGTGAAGGGACTGTCCGACTGCGGAAGACATGAGTCCGAGAGCAGTACGGCGGTTAGATTCTTCAAGTGCCAGGTAACCGACCCGTTCTCCTGTATTAAGAAGGTCAACTGCGAGTTGACGACAGAAGGAGCTTTTTCCGATGCCAGACCCCGCAGTAATTGTTGTAAGTTCGCCAAACCTGATCCCGTGAAGCTTTGTTTGTAATCCTTGAAAGGAGTAGTCATGGTCAGCAGGTGGTGAGGGTGTGGTTACAACTTCTAGCAGGTCTTTGGCATCAATAATGCCATCGGGTGTGTACTTTTGATGGTCGTAGTTACATACTGCTCGGATAGCCTTTGTATCTCCAGCCTGTAAAGCCTCTGAGGCGTCCTTGTAACCGTCTAGAAAGCCTGTGTAAACCTTGCCAGGTGGCAAGACACCGGCACACTCCTTTGCGGCCTCTCTACCGGCATCATCGTCATCAAAAAAGATAATGATTTTGTCGTAGTAGTTGACCCACTCGTAGTTGTTTTGAATGGCTTTCTTAGCAGCCGGTGCACCGTTTGGAATGGAGACCACATCCCAGTTAGGTTGCGCCTCCCAAACAGACATAGCATCCATTTCACCTTCGACGATGACAAGCTTGGTGGTTTGCTTTGTCGTCTTGTGTCGAAAGTTCTGCATACCGTACAAGGTTTTGACTTCGCCTTCACAACGAAAGTCTTTACCTTTGGTCCTTACCTTAGCTCCAGTAAGCTTTCCATCCACATCGTAGTAATAGTGGCGTAGAACTTGTCCATCCTTGTAGGTTTTGAACAATTCTGCCGTCTTTTCACTAATCTTCCGTGTAACCAGTCGGGTAGCAGACCCTTTGAGTTGAACATCGGACATGGTGTGATTGTGATTGGATGTTGAGCCATCACTGCCTGTGCGGTAGTGACACTTGTGACAAAACGTGTGACCATCGGTGTACAGAGCGTTGGCATCTGAAGAACCGCAGTTAGGACAGGCCATGTGCCTAACAAACTCGCTGTCTAAATCAGCCATTTGAGTGGAATGTTGGCGTATGAACACCAAAGAATGCCCAGCTTTTCGCAGTATTGGGCGTAGGTAGTTTTAGATTTTTTAGAGATGGTGTTGAACGGAGACTGAAAGACCATCCGCAAGTCGAGTTCAGGGTGCTGTTGTTTAACAGCTTTGATCTTGCGACGGTCAGCACTATCCCAATACCCTTTACATTCCAAGTGCACACCGTTAGGCAGCACGAAGTCAGGGCAGTACAGGTGTGAGATAGTGTAGTCAACCTTGACGCTTTCGTATTCGTACTTAACGTCAAGGTCAACCAACAGGTCCGCTACTTTCTCTTCGAGCTTGGACCTAAATGCCATCAGAAATCATCTTCCAGAGCAGCGTCATTGCTGACGTCACTTATGACATTTGGATCACCCAGCTTGAAGCCTTCAGTCTTGCCGAACATTGCGGCAGGGTCGATTTCTTCAGCATCGCCAACGTCAACACCGGCAGAGCCTGACAGTGCGACAACTTGGATTGCCTCCATAACAAGGCGAGTGCCAATCGTGCCAGTAGGCAGTGAGTATGGCTTTTGGTAGAAAGCCAACTTAACCTTGCTCCCGTTGTAAATAGGGATAGTGTCATCTTCGATAATTGTGCCCTCAGTGTCTACGATGACAGGCTTGGCATCATCACCCCAGGTGAATCGAGTCTTGTACTTACCTTCAGAGACAGGTTTCCAAGGCTCATCGTTAGTTGTGTAGTTGCGCTTCTTTTGTTTAGAAGCAGCCCAGTCAAGGGCAGCAGGACGATCAGCTTCAAGGATGTCGATGATGCTTTCGTCTAGGATTGCCTCCAGTTGGAACTTACCAAACTGGCTGACCTGCAAGACTGCCTGAAAGCCGTCAAGGACAACAGGCTCAGGAGTTTTGATGATCTTTTTCATCAGCAAAAAAAGTAGGTGGATTCGATCACCCGTGACGGTTCAAGGTCACCGATGATGGGTGGTTCAGTTTCTGCTCCTATCTGCTGTGCAAAACATGTGAGGTAGTCATGCTCAGCAAACAGAAACATGTATGTCTCCCTGACAACGTTTGACAGGATTGACATATCTGTAGCTCTACACAACACAGAGTCGTGTATTAAAGCTAGTGGTGCGTTAAATCTAAGCGCAGATAAATGTAACAGGCTGGCATCTAATGAGTGAATTAGATTAGGAGCAGTTGCGTTTTTATGGTGTGCACGATCAACCTTTGCCTCTTCATCAGTGGCAACGGCAATCTTGCAACGACCCAAAAGAATCAATTTAATTTCTTGAGTCTTTCTTTTCATAAGACGCTGTGTAACGACAAACCCTGATGGTGTAACCCATCTGAGTTCTTGTTCACCGCGATCAATGGCAGCAGCTACTTCTTTTTCAATCCATTTCATTACACGCATAGGACCAGGAACAACCTCATCCATTGCGTCACGCACAGCCTTTACCGTTGCGTTTAGATCTTCCTTCTCAATCTCTACACCTTTGTCTCTTAGTGCGTCACGAATGTAACTTCTGTTAGAAAAAGGTTTAGCATTGTAAGGTACCGTCATGACAACTCGCTTGACGGTTTTCCTGTCCATGTGTGGTTTCACAGAATCAGGAACGTGTGGCTTAGCTGTTTCTGCAACTACCTTGTATGCGTCCTGTGGTTTATTACTAGGAACAACATTGACAAGACGAGCTGTAGATTCGTCACGAGCAAGACCAGCTAAGACCTGAAGTCCACTGCAAGTTGCATCAGTCGCCACCATCAATGATGTGTGTTGCCTGGTGCAAGCAATGACAGTTGCGTAGTATTCCTCTGCAGCAGCTAAGAATTGCCATGGTTCATCAGCACATTCCCAATCAGATATGCACCCGATTGGATCTTTCGCTACACGTTCGATAAGTGAACGATTGTTAGTCACCCACTCAAGTCGTTCAGGTAGCGTTGCTTTGTCCAGACCATACGTTGTTGCTACTTGGAACGCTAGCCATCCTTCAGCCTCTGGTGTCATGTATGACTGTTCGTAAAAACGAATCAATGATTTACCAAAGTCTGTACATTGTGGTGTCAAGAATGCAGGAATTGGATATGCCCTTCCCCTGTAATCCAGACTCCACGGCAGAAAGAACTTTTCCTTGTCACGAAAGATCTTGACTGCGTTCATTGTCATACGTGTGCGGCATGACCTTTGAAACGCATGTGCGTTGATGTTCATAGCCTCAGCCGCACGTCGCCTATAATCTTTCCGAGACTCATAGTTCTCGGCAATGTCAACAGGCTTAGGCGGCAGCGGTACTTCAACGACAGGGATGAATTTACCTACAGCTATTTGCCGTTTCATCAACGTCTCAGCGACGTCAACGATGAACGGGTTCAGGGTGTAGGCCACCTTCTGGATCCTGTTAAGGAACTGAATTGGTGTTTCTCCCTGTATACAGGTGCTATCGCCCCTACGCACCATGTCATGCCCTTTCATGATCTCGTTTAACAAGTAACCACCTTGCCGTTCGTTAGACCAGTCGTTGGGTTCGACAAGCATGGGCCATGCAATGGGGCTGAACAACTCTGCTGACGACATCACTGCGTCCTTGATTTGCAAAAACTCAGGTGTCGGCTCAATAAAGTTGTACTGCCGCTTGCCTTCTCGTTTGGTTGTACGCATGAACCACTGACTGGATTCACAAATACAATCCAACAACCAACTTCCCAGCCTGATACGGTTGGGTCTACCCCAGGGTTCCCAATGGTCAACGTCATAACGGTTCATCAGTGTCCGAATGACAACAACCTTCTGATGCGTACCGATTGACTTGTGCCAATAGTTTTGCTTCAGGGTGTGCATTAACCCAGGCACCGTTGCTTCGTAGTGACGCATCATGCACTCGTTCTCAAGTGCTTGACCAATGGCGTCTGTGACGCTCTGTAAGAGGTTTGATTTAGGCTTGGTACTAAATACCTTGTCAAACGTCACCTTGCAGCTTATGGCGGCTGCTGCCTCCGCTTCAAGACCACTCAGATACTGGTTGATCTCTTTGAAGGCAACACCCAACTTGCCCTCCTTTATTCTGTTGGTAGTTGTTTTAATACGACTAACCACATCAGGGAGAAGCTGCTCAATAGAAGCCACCCCGTACACTGAAGCACTTGCATAGTCCTTGTCCTCAAGTTTAGCGGTGTTAGAATGTAGCTGTTGCAGTCCTTGACTGATTTGTTGTCGTTCAAGAGCAATTTGTTTGTCAATTTCAGATGGTGTCGGCATCCTCGCTCAGGTACCTCACTGAGTTTTCGTCATCAATTTGTTGATGCATCAACTCAATAATTTCGTCTTTGTGTGGATGTTTATCCAACTCAATGATGAATCTTGCGTATTGCAATTCAGTCATCATTTGTATCCTCTTTAAGTTGTTCGGGATGCACGTAATACAATGCTTCTTCAGCGCAAATCACAAGTTCATGTGTTTTGTATGCCATGTATTGCCGGATTTTTGATTCAGCAGCAGACATACGTTTGTATACGTGCTCTTTAATTTTGTGGTTTTCGAGATTGCGTGCGCGGATGACACAGGCAATGTTAGGCGGCAATTCCCAACCGGCAACCTTCCACTCCATTACGTCTTCGTAAAAGAGTGGCTCGAACTTGTCGGCTGGGATTTTTGCAACTTTACGCCATTTATTAGGGAAGTCTTTAGCCATCGATTAAGCGTACGTCTAAGAGATAAGAGTCCATGTCAATGGACAATTCCAAGGCCATCCATGCGGCTTCCTCGGAACTGGCGGCGAGTATGTAAATCACCTCGTCGCTAAGACACACCTCATAGCTCTTTAGTCGGCTTTCGAGTAGCCCGCCTAGCCCTTCGTGGATTTGGCAATGGTTTTCCGATGTAGGATTCCCGTTCTGCCAAGTCCTTATAAATGGAGTGCCATTTGTGCTTTTCGTCGAAGTAATACAACCAACAATAGATTGCATTACGGATGAAATAGTCTTCATCCAACGCTTTCGCTTTCCCATCGTTAGTCAAATGACCCCCATTAGAATTGGACATGTAGCTACACGTGAGTGTGAAAAAAGTTTGTTCAGTTGTCCAGGTTCTGCGTGGTTTGGAGTAACCCACCCCTCGCACTTACAAGATAGTGACCTTGGACTGTGGTGCCATAAAATCAGTTCAATAAGTGGCACATTACACAACTTAATTGTGCGTTTTCGTGCTTCTTCGTTATTGCCACAGAATGTAGGGCTTGACACATAGTGAGCCGTGCGAACAGCCAAAAAAAAGACCCCCACCGTTAAGTGGAGGTCCAACACCCAATCTAGTGCAGACAGGTTTACTGCCTACGTGATCATTTTAGTGTTGTCATTGGGCTCGTCCTTGGTTTGTTCAGGTACTACGACATCGAACGACTTGAACCACTGACGTAATTTTTGACCAGTAGGTGTAGATGCAGGATACGCGGCAAACTTGATAGCCTTCTTCACGTCCGTAAAAATACGTGCGGTGTTGGGCTTCCAAACTGTGTACGTGACCGGTGGTCCTTCTTTGTTAAGACTGCGCTCGATCCACAGGCCACCTGCGGTGAAGTAGTCAGTCTTCATTCATCAAATCCAGTGTTGAGCATGATGTGAGTCTTGAGGTTGATGGCTTTGCACACATCTAGTTCATCTGTGGTTTGTGATGTGTAGTAACTCACAGCTTTTTGAATGACTGCTAGTTCTACAGAATCAAACTCATACATCTGATCTAGGCTGCATCCTTGCCATTGTGCTGAGATTTGCATGATTGGTCTTTGTATTTTTGGTAGAAACCTCGTTCAAGTGTTGTCAGTTTGATTGATGGATCTGTGAGTGCAAGACGTGCACGGGCTTTAGCCTTGGTTATGTACGTCCCTGGGTTGCCGTACCACTGCGAGACCTTTGCAGGTCCCTCTCGATCGTTACTCAAGCTGTTGAACAGTAGTTATATGTACTTTAGACAAGGTGTTAGGTATTGCTACCATTGCCTCCGTAATAGCGTGGTTTGCTGACAAAGCCTTGACCTTGACATGTCCAGTTGATACACGTCCAGTTGTACGGGCTTTGCCTGCGTACTTGATTAGCCATTTAGTGTAGTTCACGGCACTCCTTCATAAGGGTTTCTTCGAGTTCTGTTCCTTTAATGTCGCCATACTTCGGAGCATAATCGACATACATCCAGTTTACACCTTCTGCAAGCAATAACCCAACCGTTTGTTTGATTGAGCGTAGCTCTGCTTTAGCGATGGCCTCAACCACAGCTTGTTGTGCGTCCGTGAGTACGTAATTCATGCAAACCTCGCACGTGTTTTGAACTTGTTCTCTGTTGCCATGCAGTACCACTTGGCAGCTACATAGATTTCAGTGGGTGCATACCGTTTGGGTCGGAAACTGATCTCTGTGTCCGTGATCTTGAGGTTGCCAAACTCACCACGGATCAGGCTTTCTTCTTCTTGGTCCCACATCCAACCAAACTGGTCCTTGAGTTGATCACGTTGCCTGTGGATGAACGTGGTCTCGTTGTCCCATTGTGCGTCCGTGTATTGGCTACGGTCTCGTGTCACAGTCTTGCGTACGAATGACCGTAGGTCCTTGATCTTTGGATTGTGGACTCGTTGCTTAAAGATGATTGCCATTAGTTGATCATGCTGGGTTTGATACGCTCACCATGGATGGTGACTACGCTGAAGCCTAATTCTTCAATTTTAGCGATGTCCTGACGACGTAACGTTTTGAAGCCTGTAAGTCCTTGGATTGTTTCGGCTTGATCATTGACTGGGTAGGCCAGTGATCTGCCGTACACGTCCTTGAGTTGATAGACAGCCAGTCGGGTGCCATCACTGACAAGTCGCGCGTGCTTGAGTGCTGAGTCCATGCTGCGTCCCTGAGTTGTGATTGTGAAGGTCTGAAAAAATACCCGGCTGAAATGTTGCCGGGTTTGTGTCACTTGCGGGTGATCAATCTGTCGATGATTCGATGACACATAGTGCGGATACATTCGTTCTGACCAACAATTAGGCGAGCGATTGTGTCGGCGTTAGTGTCAATCAATCCTTCAGATACTGCGTCGTCGATGTAACCGACACGGCTAGGAATGTCGGCGTACCACTGAAACAAATCAGCGTTGTATATGTCTGTGATGTTGTCAGCAATGCCAGAAATTAAATCACAGTGATCTTCATAATCTTCGAGACCTTCAATGTCCATTAGTGCATCTAAAATGCTAACAATCGTTTCATATCGCCAGTCATTCGGCAGTTCATCATCGTGAAGCTCACCGATCCACGTGGCTAGGTCGTCGGCTGATTGCCTAGCCTTGTCCGTGTATGTCCAGAACGTAGAACCGTCCTGTCGTTTGTCCTGTGTGAAAGCTGCGCGGAGTGTACCGGCAGTCAAAAACCAGTTGATCTGGTGGGTGTTGGTAGTGGTCATCGGTTTAGTTGTCAGGGAAAACAAAGGTAGAACAGTTGCAAGCCAAGACACCGTAAGGCTGCGCGTCGTGATACTTGCGAAAGGTTGAATCATCATGGACATCGAGACAATCTGGCAGTGCCTCGCCATGCATCACACGGGTCAGAGCCTCTTCATCGTGTTCATCCAGGCCTGACCAGTCGCCGTTGATCAG